AAATGGAAACCAGTAGCATATACAGCGACAGGGAAACCTCAGTTGGACAAAGAAGCTATCGACAAGATGAATAAACCGTTCCTTAATGCCATAGTGGAGTATCGTGAAATTGCCAAGATGCAAAGTACATACATCTCTGGATGGGAACGGGAAAATGTGGATGGCATAGTTCATTCTCAGTTTTTGCTCAACACTGTAGATACCTACCGATCCGCTGGTTCCTCGCCAAACAGTCAGAATAGTTACAAGAGGGATAAAGCAAAGAAAAAGATTGTACGTTCCATCATAGCACCACGAAAAGGAAATAGGATAGTAGAGTTCGACTTCTCAGGATTGGAGACATATATCAATATGTTCTACAGTAACGACCCGACATATAAGTACTACTTGCAAGAGCCTAACGCGGATATGCACCGAGATGTATGTAAACGCATATTTCTTCTGGATGATTCTGAAGTTACAAAGGAGTACCGGTCTACAGCTAAAGGTGCTACGTTTGCATGGACATATGGATCCTACTACGTGCTTATTGCAAAAGATATGTGGTATTATATTACCACCACCCCAACACTACTCGCTCATATGGAGTCGAAAGGGATACATAATCTGGCAGAGTACGAAGTGATAATGAAACGTGCAGAGGATTACTTTTGGAATGAACTCTTTGTAGTGCACAACGCATGGCGCAAGAAACAGTGGAAAGAGTACCAGAAAGTTGGGCATCTTGATACATACACGGGATTCCGTCTCCAAGCGGTTATGAGTAGGAACAACACGTTTAATGCACCTTGTCAAGGTTCTGGTGCACATTGTCTCTTCTGGGTGCTGAACCGTATGCAGGATAAAGTGGAAGAGCTAGGGTTGAAGTCTATGATGATAGGTGAAATCCATGACTCTTCCATATGGGATATAGACCCAGCGGAGGAAGCTATCATAGATAAATGGATGCACTACTACTCTACAAAAGGATTACAGGAAGAGTACTCGTGGATTTCCATTCCGTTGCACATGGATAAGGAACGGAGTGCTATAGATGGTACATGGGCGGAGATGGAAGATTGTGGGTCTCTGGGAGCTTTGGTAAACGAGGTGCTATGAGCAAGAAGAAGTATATTAGATACGATATGCTCGGGAGGAAGAATCGTGTACGTATGGACTTATTCCCCCGTACATATGTATCTGCCCGTCGCCCCCTAGGTAATCCGTTCGTATTGGATAAAGCAATTGGATCCAAGTACGGTATGTGGTTTCGCAACCGTATCGGGGTCTGGCACCTGTATCGCTTCAGTCAGTTCAACTGGCAACACCCATACGCTACGGACATTTACACTCCTTCGTGTCCTCCCCGACTGCATAAGGCACACGTCTCCGCGTGCGATAAGTGGTACTCAGACACATATCCACTTGTACGCATAGGGCACCCCATAGCACCACCAAAGAAATGGAAAACTGCTATATGTTTACGTTGCTATAATGTATGGTTGCTAGGCTTACGGGAGGAAGGATTGTGGGAAGAAGTGCATGAACTGAGAAAAGATGCTCGTGTACGGCTCAGATACTTGAAAGCGGTAGCCAAGAAGCGGAGGGATAACCCACCGGAGACCCCGTGGTATGACCAATGAGGGGTGTTGACTACCCTCTTTCGTTTATGATAAGGTGATAGCCCTTCTGAAAAAGGGAAAAGGAGATATACATGATAGCGAAGATTAAAGCGTTTTTCCAGAACAAGACGGTGAAAGCGGTGTGTATGGCATTATTCTGCCTTTCTACTGCTGGTTTGATTATCGGTGGTTTGACGGCTGAGGCTGTAAGCGGTATAGTGGTAGCTGTGGTTGCCATTATCGCGGCGGTTTCTGCTCTGATCGCGTACATCGGCGGATTGATGTAAATGTGTAGTGGTGCTATCCGGTTATGGGTGGCACCACATATAGGAGTGAGATTATGTACTTTATATTCGGTCTTTTGGTGGGTATGCTTTTTGGGATATGGATGATGCGAGACGATGTTGAGACGTGTTACAGAAATAAGCTCCCCTTGGTAATAGGTGGTGTAGTATACAGAATAATAAGAGAGGTTCAGTAGTGAATGTATTGAGTTTGTTTGACGGGATGAGTTGTGGTCAGATTGCTCTTAATCGTGCTGGTATCGAATATGATAACTATTTTGCCAGTGAGATTAAATCATTTGCCATAAAGGTGTCTCTTGATAATTACCCAAGCACAAAGCAAGTTGGCGATGTAACTAAACTAGATTTGTCAACTCTACCTAAGATTGACCTTCTTATCGGTGGAAGTCCTTGTCAAGACTTCACACGACTCAAAGTAGGTGGTAAGAACACTGGGTATAATGGTGAGAAAAGTGCATTGTTTTTTGAATATGTGCGTGTGTTACAAGAACTGAAGCAGCAGAACCCAGATTTGTATTTTCTACTTGAAAATGTATATATGAAGGAAGAATATATACAGAAGATATCAGATATAATGGGTGTGCTTCCTATTCGTATCAACAGCCGTCTAGTGTCTATCCAAAATAGGGATCGTCTCTATTGGACAAATATACCCAACGTAACAGTGCCTACCGATAAGTGTTTGTCATTTCAGGAGATTAAAGACGTAGATGAGGCATATTGTGATCTCTTCCGAGTAAATAAGACACCTTCTCGTATAAAGATGTATGAAAAAGAATGTCCTAATGTTACCTATCGTAACAAAGTGAATTGTCTTTTAGTGAAACAGGATCGACGGCATAATTCTGGTCTTGTAGATTACAAAGATTTCTGTCGCTATTTAACAACACGGGAGTTGGAGATTGCACAAACAGTGCCTATAGGGTACACTAAATGTTTATCTAGGTCACAAGCAGAGAATGTACTTGGAGATGGCTGGACAGTGGATGTCATAGCACATATTTTCAAAGAATTAAAGGAGAAACAGTAAATGGATACAGTGATGTTTTTTAGTACAAAGACTTGTCCCACTTGCAAATTGGTGTGGCCGACAGTAAGGATGCTTAGACCAGATACGGTATATGTGGAATTGGAAGACGACGATCCTCGTGTACCGCTTTATGATTTATCATCCGTGCCCACCATTATCATCTTGGACGATGGTGTGGAGCGGAAGAGAATTACCGGTGGGCAGAGCAAGAAGAAGCTGGAAGAGTTCCTGACAAAATAATAAGGTGGTTTGAATGAGCAACATGAGTGAATCTATAGACAAGAAGATACTTTCCGACATCACTATTTATGCAAAGTATGCACGGTATATCCCCGAGGAAAAGCGTAGGGAGACGTGGGATGAAGTAGTGGATCGGAATATGAATATGCACATAGCAAAGTTTCCGTTCCTCAAGGATGAAATCACGGAGGTGTATAATCGCTCTGTTCGTCCCAAGAAACTTCTCCCCTCTGCTCGGTCACTGCAATTCGCAGGAAGGGCTATAGAGGTCAATAACACGAGACAGTTTAATTGTTGCTTCTGCCCGATTGACCATCCAGATGCGTTTAGTGAATTGGCATTTCTCCTTCTTGGTGGAACTGGTGTGGGTTTCTCTGTACAGAAACACCATGTAGCAAAACTTCCTGTTGTGCTTGGTGTAGAAAAACCCACAGGTACACATCATAAACGCCGATACCTCGTGGCTGACAGCATTGAGGGTTGGGCAGATGCTTTCAAAGTTCTCGTGGAGTCCTATTTCTATGGTAAGCGGGAAATTGACTTTGACTTCCGTTCGGTTCGGAATAAGGGTACACGTCTCGTAACTGCTGGTGGTAAAGCACCCGGCCCTGAACCACTTCGTAAAGCCCTGGTGCAATTGATTGCTATTTTCGAGACAGCTCTTCAGGAGCGTGGTGTAGGTACACAGCTCACCTCTCTGGAAGTGCATGACATTATCTGTAGTATTGCTGATGCTGTTCGTAGTGGTGGAATTCGTCGTAGTGCTCTCATCAGTCTCTTTGATCGTGATGACGAAGATATGCTTACTTGCAAGCAGGGTGAGTGGTGGGTACATCATGGACAGCGTGCTCTTGCAAATAATAGTGCGGTAATGCCTTATGCTGATGTGAGTGAGAAGGACTTCCTGCGTATCTGGAAAGCTATAGAGAATAGTGGCTCTGGAGAACCGGGCATCAGTTGGACTAATGACAAGGAGCTAGGCTGGAACCCCTGCCACGAGATTTCCCTGAGACCGTTCCAGATGTGTAACCTTACCGAGATCAATGGTGCCGTGATTAAGACACAGGAAGAGTTCAATCAGGTAGCGCGGGATGGTGCTTTTCTTGGAACCCTTCAAGCATCGTACACTAACTTCCACTACCTCCGCTCTATCTGGCGAGATACCTCGGAAGAGGATGCACTTATCGGTGTAGGTATTACGGGGGTGGCTACAGCAGAACTTCTTGCTTTGGATGAATCAGAGGCGGCACGAGAATCCGTGGCAGAGAACATTCGTCTATCTGCTCTGATAGGGATAAATCCTGCCAAGCGTGTAAACACAATAAAACCCGCTGGTTCGACTTCGTTAGTGTGTGGCTCATCCTCTGGTATCCACGCGTGGCACAATGATTACTATATTCGCCGTATCACTTTGGGCAAGGATGAGTCTCTGGCAAAACATCTTATGATGCTCCATCCTGAGATCGTAGAGCAGTCCGAGTATGACACAAAAGAGATAAAAGTCGTAGTGCCTCAGAAATCCCCTGAAGGAGCCATGCTTCGTACCGAAGATGTACTCGATACTCTGGAGAGGGTGAAGCGGTTCAATCTCAATTGGGTACGAACAGGTCATATTAGTGGGGATAATACTAATAATGTATCCACCACCATCTCGGTAAAAGATGGTGAATGGGAGCGGGTTGGTAAATGGATGTGGGACAATAGGAATTCCTACCACGGAATAGCAGTTCTCCCTTACAATGGAGGAACATACAAGCAGGCACCGTTTGAGGATATCACCAAAGAACGCTACGAAGAGCTGGTAAAGTCCTTGACAAGCATTGATCTTTCTGTCATAATAGAGGAAGATGATGAAACGGATATGACTGGTGAAGTTGCTTGTGGTGGTATGGGCTGTGTAATTACTTGAAAATAAGTGTGTAAAGTGCTTGACAAAGGGGTATGTCCTATGATATACTCCTTTGTATCAGACGATCAGTGGAGGAACTATGAATAATGAGGTTTTCTTTATAAAGTTGGATGAGCGTGCTACCATCCCCACCTACGGACACGATGACAGTACCAACGCAGGAGTCGATCTTTATTCCTGCGAGGGTGTCTGTATTCCTGCTGGTGGTTCTATCTCGGTGCGTACTGGTGTTGCATGGGATCCTTCCAATATCGTTCTGGATGACCCTAACTACAAAGTATGTATGGTGATCAATTCCCGCTCTGGTATGGCTTTCAAGGATAATATTGAATCAAGCAACGCGGGGATTATCGATCAGACCTACACGGGGGAGATTAAAGTGCTCCTCCGTAACCTCTCTCGGTACACGTACACGGTAGAGATTGGAGACAGGATAGCTCAGGGTCTAATTTTCATCATGCCGGTGCTTAAAGTGACAGAGCTTCACAAAGTACCTGAGACAACACGCGGAAACAAGGGTTTCGGGAGCAGTGGAAAGTAATGAGTGACTTTTGCATGTGCACAGACGACAAGTGCCAGATGCGCTTCGGGTGCAGGCGGTTCACCGCGCATCCCAACCTGCAATGGCAGTCATACTTCGTGCACTCACCGAGGAACGGAGACATATGTGAGATGTTTTGGGGACGTGCTCAACAGGGCATCTATGAACAATTGGAACGGATAGTTAAAGGAGAGGCACAATGAAATTCAACGTAGGTGATGTGGTTCGTGTCAAGAGTCTGGAATGGTATGAAGAGAACAAAGACCAGTATGGAGAAGTAGGAAACTTCGTGGAAGACATGAGCGACTTCTGTGGAACCGAGCAGGAGATTACATCTCTGTATGGGCAGGATGGTGTGGGTGGGTATATATTCAAGGACGGTAGTGCATGGATATGGGATGATGATGTGCTTGAAGACACCATATTTACACCCACCGATGTACATGCAGTCGTGAGTTCCGATCCAGTAAACCACCCTGACCACTATACAATGGGGGCGGTTGAGTGCCTTGATGCAATAGAATCTGCAACTACGGGTCTTATAGGTATTGAAGCGGTTTGTACTGGACAGATTATTAAGTACACTTGGAGATGGAAGTATAAAAATGGAAAGGAAGACCTTGAAAAAGCACGGTTTTATTTAGATAAGTTGATACGAGTAATCTCTACTGATGATTAAGTGGATAGTGTATGTTCACATCAATAAGAAAAATGGGAAGAGGTATTTCGGTATTACTTCCAGAGGGCTTTCTGCACGATGTGGTAAGCATGGAGAGCGGTACGATATATCCCCATTTTTCTATAACGCAATATTGAAAAATGGTTGGGACAACTTTGATCATATTGTGTTACATGATAATTTAACAGCTCTGGATGCAAAGGCATATGAAAAGCATTATATCACTCTCTATGATACAAAAAACAAGATGTTTGGGTATAATTTGACGCTTGGAGGAGATGGGTCTACAGGTAGAACTCACATAAGTGATGAGGCAAGAGCAACACTTAGTCGTGTCCATACTGGAAATAAATACTCGCTCGGGCACACTGTATCTAAAGAATCAAGAGAGATAATGCGGAATTCCAAGCTTGGAAAGAGACTTACAAAAGAGCATATTTCTAAAATTGTAGAAAGTAGAAAGAAAACGTGGGTATGTATTCCAGTGTATCAATACACGTTAGAGGGTGTACTTGTAAAAAAATGGAGGTCTTCTCAAGACACAAAATCAGAAGGATTTCGTCCCTGCGGTGTTGTTCGGTGTTGCAGAGGGGATCGCAATAAGTATGGTGGATATGTATGGGCGTATTCCTTGAAAACACCAGAAGAGGCAAAAGTGCGAATTAGAAAAAGGAGACAAAAATGAAAGCATATGTCAGAGAAGTAACAGGTTTCATTTATGCCGTAGAGTCCATGCGCCTGTCATTTGGTTCTAAGTCAAATGGTGCAGACAAAGCCATGTCTCTCGGGTATTCCTTGAATAAGGATGACCACGACCTGCTCTTGCATCTTATCCAGAAAGGTGATTCACATAGTAAGACCACAAGGATGATTCAAGTGTGGCTTGACCTTACACTCCCTAGGTACATTTGGGCCGAGTGGGATACATACAAAATCGGCACCACGGCTATGTCGGAGTCTACTGTTCACACTTTGTCCAAGGAGATAGCTTCGGGAACGCTTACACTTGATAGGTTCGAGTACACAGACGCCACTAGAGAAGTCACGGAACAGACCATGAATAATCTATATTACTGTGTACGTGACGGTGGGATGACTGTAGAGGAACTTAAACAGATGCTACCTGAGTCATTCCTTCAGCGTCGTATAGTGAATCTCAATTACCAGACGCTCAGGCATATTTACTTTGACCGCAGGAACCACCGCCTTAAATCGTGGCACACATTATTGGACACGCTTCTGGAACAGTTACCGTTTCCAGAATTCATTACAGCAGAGAAATAGGAGGGATAGTATTATGAGAGAGTATGGACGAGATTTTCAGAAAGACGCTGAAATCAACAAGAAAGCGTTGGATGAGGAATGTGTGCTACAGCCTTTAATGTACTCGTTCTACGCCGAGGCTAACGCTCTGGCACGGAACAAACTGGATGTAGCCAAGAACAATCTTGACGCTACGGAAGCACGGAGAGCTTTGTACTACCGGCGCAATCCTCCAACGGACATTAAAGTAACCGAAGCGGTTATGGAATCTCTCGTGGCTGATGATCGGGAAGTGCAAGATGCAAAAGACGCACTTTCCAAAGCACAGGCAGAAGTGAATCTCCTCTACGCAACTATGGCAACTATGGATCAGCGCAGGGCATCAGTAGACAATCTGGTTAAACTCCAGTTATCGAAGTATTATGGCACGGGAGAAGTAGATACTTCACGTGATAGACTCAAGAATGGAACAGAGGAATAAGGGGTACAACGTATGGATTTTTCAAAACGCAGAAGTGTTAAGAGTGGTGGTAAAGGTTTTTCAGCTCTCGATTTTTCGGGACTCTCAAAAGTGCCAGAGACTTTCAAGCTCGTAAAGGGTTCCAACAAAATTGAAATCCTCCCTTATGAAGCATCCTCCAAGATGCACCCGCTCGTGCTTTCCGGTGCTCTCAAGAAGGGCGATCCCGATTACAATATCATCCTCTATATCCATGATTTTGTCGGGCCGTCGAAAGCGAAGTTCATCTGCCCCAACAAGAATTACAACAAGCCGTGTCCTATCTGTGAAGCATCTGCCGCCGCTAAAGAAAGCGGTGATCAGGAAACTGCCGACAAGCTCTTCCCGAAACGAAAAGTGTACTACAACGTCGTGGACATCATGAACCGTGACAAGGGTGTGCAGATTTTCGAGAGCAACGTGAAGTACTTCCAGAAGCCCCTTGAATCTGCCGATGCTGATGCTCTCGTGGAAAAGGATGCACAGGAAGCTCTTGCCGAAGATGAACGGGATGATGTGTATGTTGGTTACACCTTCTTTGCAGATACCGGAAAGGGTGGACGCACGGTGAAGATTTCTGGTTCGGAAGAAACCTTCGGCGGTAACAAGTTCATTCAGGCATCAAATATTTCCTTCCTCAAACGGAAAGAATCTGTCACACCGCTTCTCGCCGATGTCATCCCGCTCGATACGTGCATCAAGCTGGCATCCTACGAAGAAATCGAAGCCGCGTTCATGGGTGAGGATGCTACCGAGGAAGAAGAGGAAGAAGCACCGGTAAAGAAACCTGCCAAGGCTCCCGTGGAAGAAGACGATGATGAAGATGCTCCTCCCGTCAAGAAACCGGCTAAGAAAGCTGTAGTAGAAGACGACGAGGAAGACGAAGCCCCTCCTGCTAAAGCCCCGAAAGCCAAAGCAGATGATGACTTCACCTGTGGTTCCGGTCATACGTTTGGAAAGGACAATGGTCTCTTCGATGATGACTGTGATGCTTGTCCTATCGCCCGTTATCGCAACTGTGCTAAAGCCAGTCGTGCATAAGTGAGGTACAGTGCCAGAGGGTAATTCCTCTGGCATATTTATATGACAGACAATCAGTTGAAGCAAATGAGGAGAACACAATTGGCTAAGAAAGAAGTTACAGAAGAAAAGAAACCGATTTATTTCACTACAGGGCATACTCTTTTGGATCTTGTGGTAGGTGGAGGCACAAAGACTGGATATGGGATGGGTTTCCCAGTCGGCGTGGCGCGTGATCATGGGCCTTCAGGTGCATCAAAGTCCTTTAAGGCAACAGAACTTATCGCCGCTAACTATCACAAGTTCGGAGACAAGTTCAAATGGCGTTACTGTGATCCTGAAAACGGTAATACAATTGACTCTGTATCTCTGTATGGATTTGATATGTTCCCTCCTCCCAAGAAAGGAGACCGTCCCGTGGTTACTGCCGAAGATTGGGATTGGGATCTGAACCGCTGGTTAGACACCCTGAAACCAGAGGAAGGTGAAGTCGGCATCTATGTGCTTGACTCGCTTGACTCGCTTTCCTCTCTGGATACGGAGAAGCGTAAAGATGAACGTCGAAGTGCATATGACAAAGATAAGGAATTCAAAGATGGCACCTACGGTATGGGACAGGCTAAGTTCCTTTCACAGGAGTTCTTCCGTGGCCTTACTGCACGCCTTGTAGAAAAAAACGCTCTTTTGTACATAGTGTCTCAGGAGCGCACGAACGTGAACGCCGGACTATATGGCCCGAAGTTTACTGTCTCTGGTGGAGAAGCAGTAACCTTCTATGAAACTGTTCGTCTCCGTAGTAAGCTCAAACAGAAGGATGAGATCAAAGACCGTGTAGTGAGTGTAGTGATAGAGGCTACCGCAGAGAAAACAAGGCATCCGTTCCCATTCAGGAAAACATACGTTACGATTCATTTCACATATGGTGTGGATTCGATGGCAGATGAAATAGACTTCCTCTTTGACTTCCGCACACCTACGGGAGATTTGAAGAAGTCTAAGTCTGGAGACGTAACGGGTGAATGGGATGAGGGTAAACCTATGACGCGAGACGAGCTGATCAAGTTCATCCCTGAAAACGGTCATCGTAAAGAATTGCGTAAACGGTGTATAGACAAGTGGAATGAGATTGAAGATAGCATAGCTGTCAAGCGTCCCGCTAAATATACTGAGGAGGATTAGCATGAAGCACAAGCAGAAAATAGGCACCTACATAGATGAGGACGAAACCTACTATGAAGATAAGACCGTCCTGCAACCGTTGATTGACACGATGAAGCGTGATCTCATTCACATCAAAGGGGAAGTAGAACTTCATAACTATAGCACACAGTCAGGACGGTTACTTGAACGATATATAGACAAGTATATCTATGCCGCCGAGAATCTTTGAGTGGCGGCGCGAAA